AAGATTGGCCCCGAAACTGCTATGACACCTCAAGAGAAAGACGATTCCTCACACAAAACTGGCGAATCCATTGATGATATTTAAAAATATTTCTTGACTTTTTATCTCTTCTTGCGTATAATATGTGGATACTTTGAAGGGAGAAAGCAAATGGCACTTACATTCGGTAGTTTACGACACTCTTACTCAGGCAGGAAGCGAAAGCCTATGCCCAAGTCTAAGCGATACACCCCTAAGTTTGAACCTATGGAAGTCTCCGATACTTATCGTAGAGACACCAAGCATTATAGTTCTGCCCGAGATATGGGCGGATCTTGCGAAGCTGTAGACCGCAGTTACACTGAAGGCGCAGACTTCACCGTAGCCCCTGCATATAACAAGGGCGCGTACCAAGTAATTAGTAAAGAAAACATCAAGGATATTGGACGTTGACAGTAGAAGAACTATTAGTATCAAGACAAGTATATTTTGTACCGAAAGGTGCAGATGCTATTGTTACCTGTCTCAATCCTGAACACGCAGATAGCAGTCCTAGTATGCGCATTGACAAGATCACAGGTATATTCAACTGTTTTTCTTGCGGATACAAAGGCAACATTTTTACACACTTTGGCGAAAAGGCAAACCAATTACAACTAAGACGAGAGCTACTCAAAAAACGTATTAGAGAAAAAAGGTCTGAGTCGGTTGGTTTGTCATTTCCTAAAGGTAGTGTCCCTTATCTAGGCAACTGGAGAAATATTAAGCCAGAGACGTATAAAAAGTTCGAAGCATTCCAACAACATGACCCTGACCATATTGGTCGCATTGTGTTCCCTGTACGAGATATATCAGGCCGTATTGTGTCCTTTAATGGTCGTCATACTACAGGCGGTACACCTAAGTACATGATCTCGCCTGCGGGTGCAAAGCTACCTCTCTACCCTATAGTAGAGCCGATACAAGGTTCCATTATCCTAGTAGAAGGTATATATGATATGGTAAATTTACATGATAAAGGACTAACTAACGCAGTTTGTACCTTTGGAACAAAGAACATAAATGAAGATAAATTGCGAATGCTTTCGATACAAGGTGTAGAGGAAGTAATAATTTTCTTCGATGGAGATACCGCAGGGCAGGATGCCGCTAAAGAAGTAAAAGAGATGGTAGAGCGAGTAGGCTTGACATCAAGAAATGTAGGGCTAAAGGACACAGATCCTGGTGCACTACCCTTACAATCAGTACAAACATTAAAGAGAAAATTATATGCCTAAAGTTGCATTAGTAGAAACTAAACCAAGTAGAACAAATTATAAGAAAGAGTTTGATGATGAGTTCGAGTTTGATCAATATCAGCTCTGCTCTGATCCGAACCTTAAAAAAGTATTAAAACGAGACTGCGATATCGAGATTGATATTGACGCATATGACTGGATTATTCTCGTAGGTAGTGATGCACTTAAATACTTCACGCCTCTCAACTCAGTCACCGAATATTCTGGTAAGAAAGTAGAAGAAAAATACTTACCTGTCATTAACCCTGCCATGCTCGCATTTAAACCAGAAGCACAGCGTACCTGGGATGACTCTAAGCAGAGCATTACTGAGTACATTACTGGAAACAAACAAGATACAATAATTACTGAGTACAATGCTTGGGGCATACAAGATACGGAGGAGTGCAATGATTTCATACGCGCTGCTATTTCTGCCCCTCTTGGCTATGTTGGTCTTGACTCGGAAACAACGGGACTTTACCCACGTGATGGGCATATGCTTGGCATTAGCTTGTCTTACGAAGCTGATCGTGGAGCATACATAGATACAGAGTGCTTTGACGAAACAACAGAAGCACTGTTACAAGAACTATTTGATAAAAAGATAGTAGTATTCCATAATGCTAAGTTCGATATGGCATTCTTTGAGTACCATTTCAACTTTAGCTTTCCACGCTTTGAAGATACTATGTTATTGCACTATTTGATTGATGAGAACCCTGGTACTCATGGACTGAAGTCTTTAGCTATGAAGTATACTCCTTACGGAGATTATGAGAAAGGTATGTACGATTGGATGGCTCAGTACCGAAAAGATAATGGTATTCTCAAAAACGACTTCAACTGGGGCGATATTCCTTTTGATATCATGAAACTCTATGCAGGCATGGATGCTGCAGTAACATTCCTACTTTACGAGAAGTTTGTAAAGATTAAACAGAACAAACGTCTTAAAAAAGTATACGATAATATCCTTATTCCTGGTTGTCGTTTTCTAACAGACATTCAAGACAATGGCGTACCTTTTGATAAGCAACGTCTATTGAAAGGTCAGTCTCTCATGCAAGAGCAGATTGACGAAGCGGTAGTAGAGTTGTATAAGCACCCTGCTATCAGCAAATTTGAGGAAATTAATGGAAAAGATTTTAATCCTAACAGCACTGTTCAGCTTCGTAGTTTATTGTTTGATTTCATTGGGCTTAATCCTACTGGAAAGAAAACAGGTACAGGTGCAAACAGCACAGATGCGGAAGTTCTTGGAGAATTGGCAAGCCAATCCGAAGTCCCTGCCCTCATCCTTGCCATCAGACAAAAATCCAAGATTAAAAATACTTATCTGGACAAAATCTTTCCTCAACTGGATAGGGATTCTAGATTGCGTACTGGTTTCAATCTTCACGGTACAACTTCTGGTCGCCTCAGTTCTAGTGGTAAACTCAATATGCAGCAATTGCCTAGAGATAATCCCATTGTAAAAGGTTGTATCAAAGCGGCACCAGGACACAAAATTGTTGCAATGGATTTAACAACTGCAGAAGTATATGTTGCAGCAATTCTTGCAAAAGATATAGCTTTAATGGACGTGTTTAAGTCTGGAGGTAACTTTCACAGTGCGATTGCACACAAAGTATTTAAGCTACCCTGTGACGTTAGTGAAGTGGCAGAGCTATATGGCATGCAAAGACAGGCTGCTAAGGCTGTAACCTTTGGTATTATGTATGGTGCTGGTGCAAATAAGATTAGTGAACAAGTTACAAAAGATAGTGGTAAGCCTTTCTCTAAGCAAGATGCTCAAGAGGTAATTGATGACTACTTTAAAGAGTTCCACAGGCTAAAAGCGTGGATTGAAGAAAACAAGAAGTTCATTATGCAAAATGGCTTTATTTACAGCTACTTCGGTAGAAAAAGGAGATTACCAAATGTCGCATCGACAGACAAAGGCATCCAGAGCCATAGCGTTAGGTCTGGTCTTAATTTTCTGGTGCAGTCTGCTGCTTCTGATATTAACCTCTTAGGAGCTATCGACATGAACTCGTGGATTAAGGTAAACGGTAAAAAAGCTCGTATCTTTGCCCTTGTGCACGATTCTATCTTAGCAGAAGTACCAGACGACGAAGTAGATGAGTACATGCTTAAACTCGCAGAGTACGTACAGATGGATAGAGGCTTGTCTATACCAGGTACTCCAGTAGGTTGTGACTTTGAGATTATTCACCAAGACTATTCAGGCGGAAAGTTCGAGAAAATGTATGGCGATCACATATCATAATATTCGAAAACTTGTAAACTTTCCTGTATTCTTACTACCTTCAGGACTCTGGGAGATACAGGATGGTTTACTTTTGCTTGAAGATCAAGTAGTAGATGATAAAAATCAAGAAGGAAAAACTTTAGGGGCAAGGCGTATGCAAACACCTCATAAAGACCTTTTTCCTTTAAAAAGAATGATCTCTTCGTACAATGGGATACTAAAACAGAGTACCAGACATTTTATAGATAATACAGGCAGTCCTTTTATGTACGAAAAGACTCGATTTGCACAATTGAAATACTTAAAAATTAAAAGAGTGGAGCAAAAAGATTCTGCCTCGCTAATATGGATAAAGGGCCACAACAGTCCTTTTACCGTGCCACGCCCACCTGAGGATGGATATACTTGGGCTGGGGTTCTGCACTTACATGGATTACCGTGGGTGCTTTACGAGTATTCGGAAACGAAACTCAAAGATACCAGAAAGAAAGTATAATATATGGCTAAGAAAAGAAAAACTTTATCAGGGGTTAATTTTGACCTGAGAGAAATAGAACCTTTAACAAGAAACCAGCTCAAAGCATTTGAGTCTAACAAGCATCTTGTACTGCACGGATTAGCAGGAACAGGAAAAACCTTCATCTCGTCCTATCTAGCATTTGATGATATGGCGAAAGGAGACTATCAAAAGCTTGTAATTATACGAAGTGCAGTACCTACTAGAGATATCGGCTTTTTGCCGGGGACAGACAAAGAAAAAGCGTCTGTTTATGAAGAACCTTATAAAGATATTGCTAATGATCTGTTCGGTAGAGGCGATGCCTACGAAATACTA